GGTGCAATCAATCAATGACTGAGCAGGTTCGCTAATGACTACCTTCGGCATGGAATTTGAGGTTCAAGGCGTATCAGTGCAAAAGGCTCACCGCGTTTTAAATGAAGGCGGAATTAACTGCGAGATGCCTAACCGCACTCATGAAACCAGTCAAAACTGGAAAGCCGTCTATGACGGTTCAGTGGCACGAGGTGCAGAGGTTGTATCTCCAATCCTTGATGAAAGTCGTTTAAACGAGGCAGTGGCAGTTACCAAAATTCTAAAAACTGCTGGTGCTCGTGTTGATACTGCAACTGGATTCCATGTCCATATTGGAGCGACTGCCTTCGGCAATGCCTTCAATTCAAGTCTGAGCCAGTTCGTTTTGAATTACTACTCAATGCACCATGCAATCGGAGCACTGGTTGCACCTTCTCGCCTTCGCAATTCTTACTGCGGAGTTTTGCAACAACATGATGCCGAGGATATTGCGAGCCGTTTAAACGGTGGCAATTTCAGAGCCTCAAGTCGTTACCAATCCCTAAACCTTGATGCGCTGGAGCGCCACGGCACCGTTGAGGTGCGCCTACATCAAGGCACCTTAAACGGTGTTAAAGCAATCGCATGGAGCCAGTTTATCGCTGGCTTAATCAAGATTAGCGTGCAAGGCGTTAATCTAAACCTCAACTCAAATCTCAATCCTTGGGCAGACCCTCGCTCAAGAGATTCAGAGTCATGCGTTAACTTGCTGGACACCTTGGTTAACTTCAACTGTTTAAACGCCTCAACTGGCGACTGGTTGAAAAACCGAGCACGAGCCCTTAAGTAAGAGGGTCGCCTGCCCCTAGTGGGCTAAGCGTAGGTGCAATCCCTACGGCAGGCACTAACACCTAGGAGATACCTAAGTGTTTAAACGGAAGGACTGGATTCAATGGATTACAACTTGCTACCTTGGTGGCTCACTTGGATAGATGGCAGAGCACTTCTATTCATCGGGCTAATAATTTGGGCAGGGAACAAGGCAATCACCAGTGGAGAAAAAAACCATGACAAATGATGATTGTTTAAACGAACGAGTAATCTGCGGAGATTGTTTACGACCTGATTGCAAAGGTTGTGAATACTAATTCGCGATTGTGATACAATTAACTTCTAACTACTACAGACTGGAGAAAAATATATGTGCGGAATAGCAGGATATTGCTTAGACCCTAAGCATTACAAAAGCGTAAGCACCTCAGACCTTGCAGGTCAGATGCTTATGGATATTGAACACCGTGGCACAGATGCAACAGGTGGCGCATGGATTAACCCACGCACTGGCAAGCGCGTGATTCGCAAAGCGCCTATCTCTGCAAGCAAGTTCGTGCCTAACGCTGGAGATAAATTATGCGGTGGCGCAACCACTGCAATCCTTCACACAAGGTTCGCAACTCAAGGCTCACCAACCAATGCAAGCAACAACCACCCGATTCCTCGTGGCAAAATTGTGCTCACACACAACGGGCATATCAGCAACGACAGGGAATTGTTTAAACAGTTAGGTGTTCCTCGCGTTGCACAGGTAGATAGCGAAGCAGTCGCCGCCTTGATTGCCTTCTCAAAAGATAAGCCATGGCAAGCATTAACAGAGGTGTACGGCACTGCCGCCCTTGCATGGATTACTGCCAATGACCCACGCAATCTGCACCTAGCACGCCTTAACTCATCACCACTATGGATTGCACAGGCTAGTACTGGCTCCTTATTCTATGGCTCCACAAAGGAAACCGTAGAAAATGCATGCATCATGACCGATTGCGAAATGGATTGGTTATACGAAGCAAACGAAGGCGAGTACTTCCAAATCCGTGATGGTCGTATCATCAAGCACGAAACCTTCACACCTGCAAAGCGTGAGTCGTTTAAACTTCACAACTCATACTCTGAAGGAAGCGACATGGATTGGTATGGTAGATACAACCAATACAAAGCAGACAAGTACTCAAAGTGGTGGGACAAGCATGACGAGTTCCTAAACTTCTAATCGTTTAAACAGAACAACCCCTCAGCCGCTATGGTCTGGGGGGTTTTTCTTTTTTGTTTAAACATTTACTCTCTGCAACTGCTGTTGTTCCTGGAATCTGGAGCCAACTGTTTAAACAACCCAACAAAAAAACTATCTTCGTCATCTCCTCTGGTGCGTATTGTTTAAACGATATAGAAATTATTTTCTGGAAATCTAAAACAAATGCTTGACTTTAATCTTATGAACTGAAATCATTACACCTGTAGCAACAAGGCTACACAAACTGATTGGAAAAAGTAAATGCTAGGAACTGATTTAATTGCAGTAATGATTGCGCTGATTACTTCTATTAGCGTAATGATTATTACTATAAAAAGAAATGCACAACTAGAAAAAGAAAATGCTTGGTTGCGTGAGCGTGTATCAAACCTTCGCAAGCAGGTAGCCAACATGGTAGAAAGACCCTTCTAACATGAGTGAATACACCTATAAAATCACAATCGCTGATGCAGAAGCAGGCAGTGAACCAATGACGGCAGAAAGCGTACTTGATTACATTACCTTACGCTTGCAATCTCAATCAGTACTCAGTGTTGTTAAAGCAGAAAGGATAGATGTTTAAACATGAGCACACAAACAACTTATCAAGGTTGGAAAAACTACGACACTTGGAACTGTGCGCTATGGATTAACAATGACTACGCACTGTACTTATCTGCTCGTTTATTCATGACCGTATATAAAGGCGTGAAGCCTTATCGTGATTGGGTAAAGGTTGCTGGATTAGAAAATGATTCAACTAAAGATGGTTGCAAATGGGTAAGCAGTAAATTATCCTATGCAGAACTTAACAATATGATGAAGGACTTGGTGAACTAATGAACTCATATTGCATAGACTGCGGTGAGGAGTATGAACTAGATGCTCTTAACCTTGACCTTCGTTGCTCTGCTTGCGTGGAGCAATGGGTTATAGATGCAAAGGAACTGGTGAACCAATGAGTAAATCAACTTCAAACATATATGCCAAAGCAAAGTACGATGCAATGGAACAACTCATTGCCAATCACCGCGCTGAGTATGAAGCAATCTTTAAAGCAGAAAAGTTAAAGTACGGTATAACACCACGCCTAACTACTGCCGAGAGAATTGCACAACTAGAGCAGACACTTGAAAATCTACGCGCCAACGAGCCAACGATAAATGACCTTAAGAAAAATAATGAGGAGTCAAATGTCTGAGCCAATGTATCTACAAGGAGATGATTTCGCACTTGGTATCAATCAACCTTGCGAAAACTGTGAGGAACTGGACTGCGTGTGTGGAGAACCTGACCGCATGTGGGGAGATGAGGACTAAATATGAAACTCACTAAAGAACAAATGCTTATGGTCAACGGTGCACTTGCAGAATATAGAGTGAACCAAACTGATACAAAATTATGGACTAATTCTGATGAGAAAAACTATCAACGAATTGTCCTGCAACTTCGTAGGGATTACAAAGAGGCGGTACAGGGGGTGAAAAATGGACGAGTTAAGAACAGTTAAAGGCATCGTAATCAAACCAAACGGTACGCACTTAGAGAAAGTGTTTAAACAACTCACTGATTACCAAGATGCTCTTGATGGATACATTGAAGCAGTCAGACTGTATGACTACAACGGTGTAGAGATAGCGTGTGCTTATGTAGATGATGAGGGATTGTTAAAGCAACTACCTTTAAATCCATTGGGCGGTGCAATCTCTTTCTTATTCGGGAATACACCATACTTAACAGGCAACATGATTGTTGTCGGTGCATCAGATGGTGAAGGTTATGATACTGATATTCCTGAGTACATATCCACACTTATCAAGAACATCAGCGCCAAAGATGAAGAGATAATCTCATGATGTTTAAACGGTTAATCGCCATGTTTTTAGTAATTACTTTAAGTGTGGCGATTGACGATAAGTTTTTTGATAAGTCACACATACCTGTATCACCATTACCTAACGGTAAACACATAGCAGGAACCGTAGTAGCCTTCTATGAAAACGAATACCAACGCCACGCAATAGACTTGCTCACACAAAATGGCAAACTAGAACAATGGAATTGCCTGTACACACTGTGGATGCGCGAGTCAAATTGGAATCCTAAATCACGCAACCGTAAATCAGGAGCCTATGGCATTGCACAATTTATGCCAGCAACTTGGGCGTTGGTTAACGCAAAGAAAACTGATGATGGGTTCCTACAAGTGGAAGCAGGACTTGCATATATCCAAAGAAAATATGGTGGCAATATATGTAAAGCACTCGGAAGCAATCTCGGAAGGGGGTGGTACTAATGGTTAATGAGGCAATCATCAGTGAACTAACTAATCACTTAATTGATGAACACTTTACTTGGTCAATAGAGGATTGCAAACCAGCAACTTTGCGTGATGGAATCAAGTGTGAAATTATATTAAAAACCGTACTGGATTATATGATTGGAGCAGGGTATGTTAACGAAACCAAAGTACCATAGGATACTAAGTCAGATTGAAGAACCAAACGGAACGATAACTTACAGACTGCGGTATAACTATGAACTGTTTAAACAAGGTGCATGTGTTGGTATAGACACAGAACTTTTTTATCCAGTAGAAGAAAGAGAAAACCCTGAATACATAATCAAAAGACTGTGCGCTAATTGCCCAATCAAAGCAGAGTGTTTAGAGTGGGGATTGGTACACGAAAGATTCGGAACATGGGGTGGAACAACTGCACTGGCACGAAAGATTATGCGAAGAAAATTAGGTTGGAGAGTGAGTGAAATCTCACTTAATCCGACACGAGGGGAGTTGCGCTCAGTTTAATATGTGCGATACACTTCCCTACGAGGCACTCACCTAGGTTCCAGTCCCGATGGTGGGTGCCTTCTATAATTTATGTATGTTATGCATCAATTCAAATACTTGATTAGCAAGTTCATCTAAAGTTCCATCGTTATAGATAACATGTTTAAACATAAAGTTATCCATCGCGTGCTCGCTCTTGTGGTGATTAACTGGTGCATGATTGTGTCTGTTTATACGCCACACTTCACCGCCCTTTTGCTCTATCGCATGTGCTTCATTAGGAAAGCGAACATCAGAGAATATAACCCGCTCATATTCATCGGCTCGTTTAAACGCTTGGTCAATCCAAAAGTTTTCTCCAAATAAGTTACGCCCAACCTCAGTGCCAAACACCTGTAATAATCTACGGACTTCGGGATTAGCCTTGGCTACTTCCCAACCGTACTCGTTAACTAAATCTTCAACACGAGAGTTATCACTAAGTAATGGGTTTAAAGTAAAGACTGCATCTCGTATAGGTAAGGCAAATGATATGCGTTTAAAGTTATAGTTTAAACAAAGCAACTCGGCAACGGTATCTTTACCTGACTGTGCGTATCCACTTAATCCAATAATCATTAATCATGCCACCAATTTTTTGCTATGCCATAACTATAAACAAAGAACATAATTGCCATAGTATTTACTGCTAACAAGGCAATAATTATTGCTTTACTCATTATTGTCCTAACCTTTCATATATTTCTAACACTAATTTATAGAACTCTAGGTCAAGTAAAAGCATTTGCAACTGCCATAAAATAGATTCCATTTCAGTCCCCACTCTCTTCTTGGTTTCTTATCTCTGCTCTTGCCTCTGCATTGCTACGCCTACGACTACGGCTACGCCAAACAGGTGGCTCACCACCAAGTCTATCTTGTAACTTATCCAAGGCACGCTTAACACGCTTGCGTATTGCCTCATCACTAGCACCATAAGTTTCAGCGAGTGCAGAAAATTCCATACCACCATGTGCATAACGCATACGCAACAGGTCTTTATCGTTCTTGTTTAAACGGTCTAAACCAAATGCAACATCTGACAGCAAGGCTAATCTGTTGCCACCCTCTGATGGTTTACTTGTGTGAGTGATGAATTCTTGCGACATATCGGGTGTATCAACCCAACCAATATGCTCCCATACATCAGGCAACAACTCATGCAATACCTCATGGGTATAGTAAAAGGAATCTGACATGGGTGAACGAGAGTATCTTGACCGCTCTTTAGCAACATACTTCTGTGCTTCATTGTAGAAAGTTCTGCGTAATTTATACTTTAAACTTTCCTCATCTTGCCACTGTTCAATCTTATGCCAATGTTCTAGTGCCCACAAGGACATGTGCTGGTACAAATCATCAGTGCTTACAAGCCCACGATGGATACGATTGGAACGGCTTGCCACCTGTCGGGCAATACTGTAAATGGTTTCCCAAACTTTATCTTGTTCATCCATCTTTAGTTTCTGCCTTCTCGTTTTTTAATTTACGCATTGCCATAAGCAAATCATCAACGGTTATGAGATAACCCTTACTTTTATTAGGAGGAATTTCACAAGTTATCTCACGACCAAATTCTTTAACTGCGTAAAGTACATGTGATGTTGGAACTAAAAGCACGCCTTGTTCTAGCACAAACGCCCAGTATTCTGCCTCAGTTACCATTACACCCGATGGTTCCCATGATTGGGATTTCATATACCAACACTCAACTTCTATGTATAGGTTGTTGGTGACCCACCATTTTCTATCTCGTTTAACTTCAACCTTTTTGCCTTGAGTTAACAGTTCTTCAACTAACTGCTCACCCTTGCGCCCATAGCCAAAGTCCAAATCAAACGCTGAATTTTTAACCAAGGTTAAGCACCCACTCGTCTGCGTAATCCATCTGCTCCCTCAGTTAGGAACACATCATTAACATCTTGATTATCAGGCATGAATACAGGAAATACATTATCTAGTTCACGGCTAATTGTTTTAGCCATTTCTCTGCCAGCATTGTCGCCATCACAAAACAACATAATCTTATCCCAACCATCTAGCACTCTTGAGTAATATGGTTTCCAGTTATTAGCACCAGGCAATCCAACTGCAGTAAAGCCAACTTGAGTTGCAATGATGGTATCAATCTCACCTTCACAAACAACTAACATACTACTATCTTGAGTTAGTGCACCAATGTTATAGATATGGGTAGTAGCACCAGGGCGAGAAAGATATTTTGGTCCACTCTCATTGTTTAAACTGCGGAAACGAATATCAATTACACCTGATGGTGTTATGTATGGGATTGCTAACTTGCCCTGATATATCTCATGTCCTGTTTCAGGATTCGCCACGAAGCCGAGGCGGAACATACGAGCCGTTGCCTCTGTTATACCGCGAGTCACTAGATATGGGAGTGCTTCTCCTAGGTTTCTTTCGTAGTTCTCTGTTGCCTTCGCCAGTAATTCCCTCTGCGATTTTGAGAGCCTCACCATAATTAACTCCTTCTCGTTTCATGATAATTGAATAAACATCTCCAGCCATGTCGCAAGCAAAACATCTAAAGCCACCGCCATCAATGTTTAAACGAGCAGACTTAACATGGTCATTGTGGAATACACATCTAACTGACATCCATCCACCACGATTGTTTGGAATCGTAAAACCATAATGTTCCAGTACTTTTACTATGTCGTGCTTAGAGGTTGGGGAGGACATCACTGAGCCTCTGAACGACATACGCTTCTCCTATTCCTTTATTGCTTGCCTTAATTATTACTAAAGGTGTTGGTCTAACCTTTAATTTTTTTTGATTCATATAGTTTTCTGCTTCGGTATCTGCCTCACGCAACCAACCTGATAGGTCAATACGACCATCACGCCTTGGTGCCTTAGCCTCTACAACATAAGAGCCATTAACTCCTGGTACAAAAGCATCACCAACATCATTGCGCCCTGAACGCGGTAAGCGTTGTGCGTTTAAACCGTTGGACATAAACCAATCCACCAGTTCTATTTCAAAGTGTGCACCTCTACGCTTGTTGCTCTTCTGTTGACTCACGCTCTCTCCTTTCTGCTAACTCAACTGCTCCCCAATAAAGATTGTAATATGCATCATCAAATGCAAACCGTTTCATGTGCTTGGCTATCACACCAGTGTGGGCATGGATAGGAATACCCGACTGTTTAACCTTACGGAAGAAGGCAATGTCCTCGCCAATAAACTTTTCGCCTCGCTCACTATTTTCACCAAACCAAAAATCATCAGGAAACTTTTCGTTCAATGCTTTTAGTACGCTCTTATGCATAAGAACTAAACCCATGCCAGCGTTGTCAACTTTAACTACTTGATTTTTAGGCAGTGGATGTAGGTAGGCAACCTCATATTGATTACCGCCTTCATTAAATACGCATGGCATAGGTTGCATCAATGAACCTTCCATCTGTTTAGATATAAAGTAAACGCCACTTACTACGGGGCGAGCAACCTTGTCTGCTGTATCCCATAAAGTCTTGAGCATCTCTTGTGTTAATACAATGTCAGAGTCAACCCACAATGCCCAGTCAGTGCCAACCTTTTGCCACATCTCAATGGCTGCTTGGCGTTGGCGTGCTATCTGATTACCCTGTACACGAATAGCATTGTTAACTGGTACTCCTACTGTTGGAGCATGTATCAGTGTATAAACTAAACCTTCTGTAAACTTGCCATCTGTAGTGCCATTGTCGCACCAAATTATAGATAATGTTTCTTTATTGCTGTGAGCCATCGCGCCTACTTTCTAGTTGGTCTATTACCAACATTGCATGTTCTGCTAGTTGTTTAAACGAATCGCTCATCATTTCAAGTCGTTCGGCAATTTCCTCTCGGCAATCTTCTCCGTGTTCTTCTTGGAGATGTATAGCAAGTTGACCCACATAGTCAGCAAACTGGACTGCTTCAAGCCAGATGGAGGAAGGGTTGAAGATTTTATCTGTTGCTTCATCAATGTGTTCCACAAACTCTGGTAGTTCATTGAGGAGAGTTTCCTTCATCTCCTGTGGTAGTTGCGATTCCAGTATCGCTTTCTCCACCATCTTCGGGGTGACTGAGGGTTTCTCCATCATATAATTTGTCATGTTCATTTTGAGTAAGGTCTTTAAATTCTTTTTTTTCCGTTTCTTGCCAAACATAAGTTCTCCATCCCACTGTCCAAGTAAAGTTTTTTGGTAAAAATTGCAACTGTTTTTTCATATCTTCAAGCAGTGGTTCTGTCGGCACAACTACACTTTCACTATTTGGCGAGCCGATTAACTCACCCATGTTTTCTATTAATCTTAATTCCCAAGTCATGTTGTTACTGCATCCTTAATCTGCATACTTGCAGGGTCGTAAGATAACCAAACTGGTGAGGCACCATTGGCATCTGCTGGTCCATATCTATTCTTAACAGCGCACACACCCATAGAAGCAATCTGTCCAAATACCGTAAGTATCAGAGAAGGAGTCTGTGCAATTTTTCCATGCAGTGATGAGCGTGGTGGACATGGATTACCAGTAACGCCCTCGCTAGTGTGATGACAAACAACCACAGCAGCACCAGTATCTCTTGCCCACCACTTGAGTTCACGCATAAGGGTGCGTAGCCCACCCCACTCATCTTGTCCATCTAGCGTGACATCAACCGCATTATCAAGAACTATAAGTTCAACATCTTTACCAGTGCGTTCTCTCGCTGCAAGGACTGCATCTTCAATATCTTTTAATGTTGGTGCAGAATCAAACTCCCACATAATATGGTCAGCAGGTTTTAACATCTGCGCTGCCCACTCTCTATCTGCTTCCATCATAGGTTCAACCTCTGCTTGTGTCCTGTTAGTTAACATGGCAAGCAAACGCAAACTCATAGTATGAGAGTGTGTGTCAGCAGATATGTAAAGTGTTGGCACTTGTGCATGTACAGCAAGTGATAAGGCAAAGGTTGATTTACCAGCACCTGGTGGTCCTGCAACCATACTAACTTCGCCTCGCCTAAATGCTATCTGTTGCTCCATCAGGGAGCGCCACACTGTTGGAAGCGTGGCACCACCCTGCGAAGCAGTTCTGATTGCGCGAGAAAGAAGGCGCATTTGTTATGCAGAAACCTTATTGTTGCAAGCCTGACCCTGTGGTTTAGGGCAAGCATAAAATGCCTTGTAAGGGCGACCAGTAGATTTAGCAATACCTGCTGGTACAAAACGCATAGTTCCTCCACCACATGAACAATCAGGTGTACCTGCTGGTGCAGGCGCTGTTGGTGTAGATGGTGAACTAACTACTTGTGATTGAGGGAAGGCGTTCTTTACAACAGCCATGCTCTCAGTTGTTTTTTCCAAATCAATTAACGCTGCAAGGCGTTCAGTAATTTGGTTTAGTAAATTATCAAGTTCAGCACCATCGTTAGCACGAAGGTTAATTAACATGCCATCTTTCTTGGTTTTGAAGTTGATTTGGATTGGTGTGTTTTCACTCATTTGTTTCTCCTAGTTCGGGATATTTGTGAGAGTCTATACCTTTAACTGCATAGCAAGCATGGTTGACAGAACATGTACCACACATGAATCCAGGTTGTGGTATGAATATGTTGTTATCAACTGCAATTTTAAAGCCTCTTAGGTGTGAACCTAAACGACTTTCCGTGTAATGCTCTAGGTCTACGGGAGTACTTAACTCTCCTGTGCGTGCCATGAAGTATGCACCCTTTGTTGGGCGAACACCCATAGCCCTTTCGCACATGACGGCATAGGTTCCTAGTTGTGTGTGACTGGCTGGTTCATTTTTTGAAGTCTTAATATCTATAACAGTAAGTTCTCCAGTAGGAGATACCATTAATCTATCAAGAAATCCTTTCATTAGTACTCCATTGATTTCCACATTGAGTTCAGTTTCAATGGCTGCTTCGCCACCTGATAAAAGGTATGGCTGATACCCACTATCTTGTCTAAACTGAATCCAAAAATCAACCATCTTGGGTCCATTGTCCAACCACCATGATGCATCCTCTTTGTTTGGATACGCCTTAGTAGCCCTGCCACCAGCACGGAACTGCATGCCATTGTCAGCAAGACGGTAGTTTTCTTCCCATCGTGCAGTAAATACTGCAGTAGGGTTAAAGTCACCAGTTAAAGGTGGGATTGAATCATATATTTCTGTTGCCTCATGCACAGATTTACCACCTACAAGCCAATAGGATGGATTCTCAGGCACTTTCTGTATTCGGCTAAGGTAATATGACCAACCGCAGTTTAGCCATGTACTCATGGCGCTGTGAGAGATGTAGTTTTTGCCAGTTTTTTCTTCAAGTGTCATAGCAATAGAGGAGTTTACACCTACCTCGCTCCTCTATCCTGCGACACGCCGAAGAAATTACACTGATGTCATTTGATTTTGAGTCGTGAGTATACTCCTGTTCGTGCAGAACAGGATAAGTGTATGTGGTTGCTGAAGCGTAAGCGAAAGCAACACTCTGCTCTGCAAAATTACCGTGGTATTCCAACGCATGTGTGTCCATGTGGCTCAAGACTTTTTAAGGTTGGGTGCATGTTTGAAGATAATGAAATCTCTTTATGGTTTACAGATGCAGAGTGTGCTGATTGTGGTGCGTTGCTAACAGCACCTACTCCAGCAGATACATGTTATAGTTAATTAACCGCTTTACATTTGGGGAAATGTATTGTGGGGTACCTATAAGGGAAAATAGGTGAAGCACGGAACATGCAAAAAAGCCCCCGCTAATCAAGATTTCTCTTGACGGCGGGGGTCTTTTGTTTAAACAGTCTTAAGTTATTTAGAACCTAAACCATATTCTTTTTCGGTCTTGTCTGCCCACTTAGCAAGTGGTGCTGCAAGTGCGCCGATTAGAATTGCTTGCTCAGGAGCAAGGTCAGCAGCAAGGGCTAATCCCATTGTGATTGCTGATGCTAGTACAGCACGAAGGTAAGACTTAACTGCAGCCTTAGTCTTTTTGCTTTTTAGTTTAGCGATTAGGTCTTTCATGTTTTGCCTTTCGTTTAAATTGCTGGCTTTTTTTTTGGATTACTGCTTATAGTTTCAGCAATTATTTGTTTGGTTAGGCTTGGTTGATTCTTCCACCAGAACCAAGGGCTGGTATCTTTTGCGAACTCTGGTCTAATGGAGATATGCAAGTGCTTTTTATGCGGATTACTGCCCGTATATTTTCTGTCACCTTGCTTGGATTTTTCCCTTGACCAAATTTTTCCACAGAAGATGAGGTAATCAACTCTGTCGTCATCTTTGAATTTCTGAAATAACTCTTTGCAGTCAATACCATGCTTTGGGTCATGTGTTAAGTCTACTGCAAGACCTGTGTTGTGGTCTGAATTAGGGCTGGCTTTGATGTGAGCAGCCGAAGGCAGTAACCCATCAGATGCTTTCTTTCGTAATGGGGATAGAGCAGTAGCCTGTCTTAACACAGATATTGCTGCAGGACTTGCGACCTTGGCAATCTTTGGTTTACTCATATCTACTTTCTTAAAGCCTCTTTAACTAAGTCTGTTAGTAATTCCACTTTTAGTTCTAGCGCATTGACGGTATCTTTTAAACTGTTGCCACCATTGGGTTTAAGTTCCGATAGATAATGTTTTGTTAAATGTTTTACACCCATGGCACTTGCGCCAACTAAGGTGGTTACGGATACGGCTAATGCAGCCCAATCAGCAGGGGTCACTTCATACTCCTTGTATACTAGACAACGGTTCTTGCGGTTATTTGTAGGATTCCACCCCAACCAGTGAAGTTACCGTTTGGTGGTGTTGTTCTTGTAAATGATACTTGCTCTATCACAGCCTCAATAGGTTCACCAGCAGCCGTGAAATCTTGGATGATTACAGTTTCGCCTAACGCTTCCATCTGCTCAAGCGCTTGAAGTCTGTTAAGTGCGTATCCTTGATACCCCATAATGTTCTTAAGACGGTCACGCTCAGAGTCAAAACAAAATAGAGGAAACTGAATAAGACGAGCACGGGTAGGAGTAGGCAAAGCCTTAACAGAATAGCCAGACATAACCGCACCCGTAGAAGCAGTCGTTGAGTTACGGTTAAGTCTGAACTTAAACTGCGCTTCAACATTAACATCATTAAAAACCGAGGATAAATCGTAGTCATAATCTGTTGAACTTCCTTGTGCTATTGTTCTAAAAGATGTTGCTGCTCCATTAACTACACGGAAAATATCAATACTGCCTTGTAGTGTTGCTTCAGTACGGACTTTAATACGCTTCCATGCTTTGTTCTCAAGGGTTTCATAACGAATAATACCTGTGGTTAATTCACCTGACTCTAATAGTTCAGTAGCATGTTCAATAAACAAGCCATCACCAGCAACACAAAAGGCTACACGCCCATCACTTAGGTTAGCAACACCTTCAATCTTGCCAGTAGCGCCATCTGCATAGACATCGGTAGCATAAGCATAGGCACCACCAGTTAATGGTTGTGATAAATCTACGCGATAGATACCAGAACTTCCACCAACACCCGAGTCAACTCCTGCATAAACATACTTACTATATGCACTCATTTTAAATACACCTAATGATGATGTAAATACAAGTGGACCGTAGGATAGGTCGCCATTTTCACTGGCTATTGCAACTCTTAATCCTTGACTTGTTCCTAAGATAATGTAGGTTCCAAGGTAACCAAGTAAACCAGTAATCTGCTCACCGCCAGGTAATGTAATTACGCTAGTCATAGTATTTAAAGTTCCATCATCGGCTACTGTAATTTTGTATACATTGCCTTGTTCACCTGAGAATCCGCCAACATAGATAGCAGAACCAGCCTCAGCAATCGCTCTGAAAGTATATGCAAGGGGCAGTGTTGAACTACCATTAACAGCAGTTTTTGTGCTTAGGTTAATTGATGCGCCAGTATTTCTAGTTAATTCATAAACAAATGTGTTATTGGCTGTGTCATGATATGCAAATATAAAACGATTTTTAACATAGGCAATAGTTCCATGCACCGCATTGGCTGTGTTAATTGCATAATCTTGGTGTAGGGCAGGGCTAGTAGCATCAAATGAATAACGCCATACTTTAGTTGGGGTAACCATCACTAGGTCATTACCACCCATACCAACTGTAATAATGTTTTCAGTTAAGGCTGAGTTATTTACAATAGTAGTTTCCGCACCATCACTTACTCTAATTCTTAAGACACGAATTGATTCAGTAGAGTCATACTTAACTAAAATGAGATATTCAACATCATTAATAATTGTACTGAATACACGGCTAAAGCCAGCAACTGCTTCTTGTAGTGTAGTTTTACGGTGTAAAGATATTTGTCCTGGAGTCCATGGATTAATACCTACTGAAGTATCAAAGCGAAAGCGTGCTTCATCAAGGCTACCTACGATTGGTTCTTGGTATGGGCTACCTGCGCCTAAATGAAATGATGATTGACTTCTAATCCAGTAGCCTGAACCTGATAATGATTGCTCACCTGGGTCACGAAGTTGGTCAACACGGGCTGTACGAAACTCAGCAGTCTGTCTACGGTATGGAGTGTTATCTGTAATGGCATAAATGAAAGGCATGCCACCAACAGCAACATCATACTTGTATGTGGTTGGGTCATAGTATGCGGAGATGCGACCTGATAAATCAATATATACGCGCTCCGATATATCTGGTGGTCTACTATCTGCCATGTTTCTCCTTAGTTAGGACATAAAAATATGAGCAGTTTAAACCCATGCTCAGGGGTAATAATTATTTATTTTTAATTATATTCTTTTCTTGACCAAAATTGAGTTTTGTAACTATTAAATATCTTAGTCTTGAGTTTCCAAATTGTTTGGCGTTCTTCAAGTTTTTCTTTTTCTCCGCCAAATTCCATTTTCCAAGTTTCTCTTTTAACTGGAATTACTTGAGCAATAGGAGTTCCTGCTGGAATTAACCCTTCAAACTTTTTATCTTTTAATACAAAAGGAAAATTAACTGGATGATTAAAGGTATCTGTATCAACAAATCCTTCAAACACGGTAAAGGGTAATTCAGTACTATGAATAGGTGATTTAAAATAAGTTGAATATCCTGGTGGTGTTTTGATGGCAAAAGGATTTATCCATTTAGGATATTTAAAATTTGGGTCACCTAATGGGTGTTTATCCGCTTGTTCAAAAGAATGAAATTCAACTTCATTTTCATCTAAATCTAACCACCTATACCAAGGACCTTCCCAACGCTGTTCAACCCATACATCTTTTTGAGTAAACAATAAATATCCAGCAGCCATGGCATCAATAAATGGTATGCATTTTTTAATAGTCATATTTACGCCTTCTGGACCCATGTTTTTTTTACCGTTAATATAAGATTGTTGTTCTTTATACCAATTAGGTAAATGTTTTAACGCTGGAGCAGGAGGAAAAAAAGATTGACTTATTCCTACATAAGTAAAAGTTATTTTTTTAGTTTGTAGGATTTTCAACTGGAATCTCCCAAACCCATAATTCTTCATTAAAAACTGCATTGCTTGCAGGTTTAATTGGAATAGGTTCTTTGAAAACTCCATTGTGATATACGCCAGTTATGATTGCTGGACCAGTTAAATCGGTAACTTCTATTACTCCATAATTAGAAAACATTTGTTGTGTTTCTTCTAAAGATTCAGCAACAATAACATTTTCAACTATGCTTCCATTAATTAAAGCAAAATTTGGCATTTAATTTTCTTCTTTCTTTTCATAGAATTTTTTTCCATCCCATGTACCGTTAATGTACGCAGGAGAATTTTCTAAAGTCATTTCTACAAGTATATTATTGCCTGCAATTTTTAACGCTTCTTCATAAGTATGTCCTTCTGAGTGGCGTTTATTATGAATACAGGCAATAACAACTTTTGTATTTTTATCTACTAAAGCCCACATAATTAGTAGTATATCAGAACTTGCCCAGCAAAACCGTTACCACCAGCGCCGCCTGTTTGTTGGGTATTGTTGGTACTGTTACTTAACTTAGCACCACCACCACCGCCACCTCCACCGCCACCACCAGAAGTTGCAGCACTACCAGCAACGCCTAGTGGAGATGCTTGAGTTCCACCTCTACCACCAGCGCCGCCACCGTTAGCACCACCAGCACCACCGTTGCCTTGTTCATTTCCTACAGTGCTTCCTGCACCTCCGCCACCGCCTGCTCCAGGTGATGTACTGACTCCAGTGCCAGTTCCAGGGGTACCGTTTGAATTGCCTGAGCCACTTGTACCAGCGCTTCCATTTGAACCTGCAGTACCACCTGCTCCACCTGCGCCAACTGCCGTATTATTACCAGGGCTTCCTTGATTACCTAGACCCCCACCGCCTGCACCACCGCCAGCAGAACCATTACCACCATTGCTTCCTGGTTGATTAACGCCGCCCGTTCCTCCACCACCAGTGCCACCAGTAGCGGTAAGACCGAAGAAAGAACTTGTTCCACCAGCATTTCCGCTACTTAAACCAGTATTGCCATTGGTTCCAGAACCGCCTCCACCACCAGTGCCAGCAGCACCAATAGTTGCAACAGATGCTGATGTGACCAGTGCTACGCCAAAAGCATAGCCACCTGCGCCACCGCCGCCACCGCCACCGCCAGAAAAAGTGTTTCCAGATGAAGCAGCGTTGAGTCCACCGCCACCTCCGCCTCCTCCACCGCCACCGCCAAGTACGGCAACATAAACAAGTTGTAATGATGAAATTGGAGTAAATGTTGAAGTGTTGTTATATGTAAATTGTAAAGTTGGCGATGCCAAATATACTGGTGAAGGTATTGTTGTTAAAGCCATTATGCAATCTCCACTCCGCTAATGTGAAAATTCATTGTTGTTGCAGAAGCAAAACCAGTAATAAGTTTTGTTGCTGCTAATGTTTGTTTTATATCAACACTAAGTGTTGAGTTAGCATTTACAGAAACTGTTTTAAAAGCATCAACACCATCAAAAACAATAGTAAATGTTCCCGTAGAGGCAGCAGAATTAGATACTAAAATGCTAGTAATTACTGTTGTTGTACCTGCTGGTACTGTGTATAGAGTTGTTGATGATGTTGCTGCTGCTGTTCTAGCAAGCGCCTTTGTTACTGTAGCCATTATTTCCTACCTTTTCTTTTGTTAGTATGCATCCATTATGTGGATAATATAAATATCATCGCCCCAGCGTAAGCCAGTTGATGTTGAAGAATCTGCTAATAATACTTGAGCGGTTTGACCAACCCCGATTCTTGCTGGAGTTGAAGATGCCGTAGCAGTAAAAATATCACCTTTTGTTGTTACGGTTGATTTTAAAACCATAGCATCATAGGTAGTTTTTACAGCATTTGGTGTTGCAGCCTGAGTAGTGCTAGTGCTTGAAACACTATCTACTAATTGAGTTACACCAAAACTAGATGTTGTTGCAACTGATGTATCTTTTGTTGAATTTATAGCCATTGTTAATTAACCTCCGAACCAAAGGCATTGAAGGATACTGATGCAGAAGATGTGTATACTTGTATAAAATCTCCAGCACCAAGAGTTATACCAAGGGTTAATGCAGTTGTAGAATTTGCAATTATTGTTTCATCATATACAACATAATTTTCTGCACTTAAAGTATCGCCACTTGGTATTACTGCAATTCTATAAGTTGCATTTGTTGCTGATTGATTACATACAGTAATTGTTGATATAACAGCCTGAGTTAATGATGGGGCTGTATATATAGTTGTTGCTGTAGTTGCCGATGGGTTTGATTGCCCAAGGACTTTATATGTTATTGCCATTATATTTTCTCCTTAGTTACATCCCACCGAGCAAAAACGCGGTTGGTGTTGAGTCAGTTATTGCTGGTGCAGACCATTGTAATCCAGTTGTTGTCGCACTACTTACCGTTAGGATATATCCATTTGTTGCAGCAACCGTCAATACAGATGGAGTTGATGCAGTGCTAGCAGAGATAATAGAGCCTTTGCCAGTAAGAATTGATTTGTCAATAAAGTTAGATGTATCGGGGGCAACATTGCTCCAACTTGAACCACTATAAACTTTCATAGCATTGGTTACTGAATTAAAATACAACGCTCCAGTTATTAATGGGTTACCATCGTTATCTACTGTAGGGTCAGAAGTCTTACTACCTAAGTATCTATCATCAAATTGGTCATAACTTGCAGCAGCAGATGAAGCACTTGTTGCTGCTGAGTTTGCAGATGTTAGTGCACTAGATGCCGAAGTTGCTGCACTTGAGGCAGATGTAGCAGCAGCACTTGCACTTGTTGCAGAAGATGTAGCAGATGTCTGTGCAGATGTAGCGCTAGTAGCAGCAGCAGTTTCTGATGCAGCAGCACTTGTTGCGCTAGTCGCTGCAGCAGTTGCACTGTTGGCTGCACTAGTAGCACTTGTGGCTGCAGCAGTTGCGCTATTAGCAGCAGATGTTGCAGAGGTTGCAGCAGCAGTCTGAGATGTTAATGCACTTGATGCACTAGTAGCAGCAGCCGTAGCAGAAGCAGCAGCGCTTGTAGCAGATGTTGCTGCTGCGGTAGCACTTGCTGCAGCAGAGGCTGCGCTTGTGGCAGCAGCAGTGGCTGAGCCAAGAATTGCATCTACATAATCTTTTGGAGTAGCAGATGATGAAACCATACCAGCACTAGATAGACCAGTAATAACTGGTGAACCTGAGATAGTAGGGCTTGTTAAAGTTTTGTTAGTTAATGTTTGTGTAAGGGTATCAAGAACGATATTACCTGAAGCATCAGGCAAAGTAATTGTTCTATCAGCCGTTGGGTCTGTTACCTGTAAGAAAGTTTCGTTTGCATCTCCAGTAGCACCTTCAAAGGTAATACCAGTATCGCCAACTTGTCCACCAGTAATAATTGGAGATGTTAAAGTCTTGTTGGTAAGAGTCTGTGTTTTGGTTGTACCTACCACGCTACCATCACCAGAGGCTAAACCGTGAACATGTGTTTGATTAGCAAGGTCAAGGATTGCTTGGTCTACATCATAACCACGAGCAGCAATATGTGTTTGCTCTTCACGGAAATCTCTACCTGAAACACCATGTCTTACAACAGCACCAGCAGAGTGGGCTACAGCCTGAGTGCTATCTTCACCACGAGTTACAGTAAGTGTTGTGCTACTTGCAGCAGTAACCGTTACAACTTCTTCTTTAGAGGTATCTGGGTCAACAATTAATGTAAACGGAACTGATGGAAAACCGCTAACTGATGCGACAATAAAAGATGTGTTTGATGCACCTTGTGACTGTGCTGGTATAGATGATTGAAGCGAAGTTTCTACTGCGGTTGAGGAGAAATTCCGCTTGGGGGTACCTGGGTCGCCTGCTGCCATTGTTTACCTTATCTCTGATAGTGGGAACGAATTGGGTGTTGACGGCGTTGGTTGTCAGCCACCTCGTTTAAACGCTGTTGATAAATGTTGTACAAGAATCTGGCTGCATTTTGTCCAGAACCTGTAGGTCTTACGCCATCTAACATATCTGCTGCTGCAGATTGAGGACCAAGGCGTGAAGGGTCCAAGAAAGAAACCATACGAAATGCTGCGCCATAGATAACTACATCTTCTGAATATGATGGCATACCTGATACGGTTGCATATTCATCACTATCATTTGTTAATAATGTTGGGCGCTTAGAATAAGAAACATGGACTGTTTGTCCAGGTGTAATTTCAGAATATATTGAAAGACTTTTACCATTGCTAAATGCATCAGTGTCTGCAGTACGGTCTAGTTGCCAACCACGAGCAGGAAACCACTCTTTAGATGGACCAACTATTGAGTAGGTAACACTTAAAACATTTTCTACAGCAGCAGGTATAGAGTATGAATACCGTGATGCTACATAATCAAAGTCATAAGAACCAAGAGCAAAGACCATAGGATACATTGCATTGATTGTGTCGTTAATTGAATTTTTAATTTCTTGGCGTGGGAATAATGGGCTTACTGTTACTTTAGCATTTGCACTGTGAGCAGAAACGGTAGTACCACGCTGTCCTCTACCCCAAGGAGCAAGAGTTAATGTGTTTGCCACATTGTCTGTTGAGTGAACAAATACAATTTCATCATCAACTTGAATATAGCCACGACCAATAACTGATGCATCATGAACTGATAAAGTAGTTGTTACAGTAGTAGCGCTAGTAGTAAGCCATGAGGTTGGTTCAGTATTTTCTGTATACGCATGAAGTACAGACTCAACACGGTCCGCTAATTGAGTAAATGTACTCATATATTAATACTCCTTAAAGCATCCACGGCTGATAACCCAGAAGTTCCAGCAATCTCATTACACACAGCGTTTAAACCTTTGTAGTTATTTGGCTGTCTTGTGCTGCTTGCCTTGTAGTTAAGGGCACCTAATAGAGCCAAGCCATTAGTACCAGCCCAGGCGTTAGCAGCCCCTACAAGGGCTTTATAGGCTGTTATAGCGGGATATGTACCACCATTGGCAAGACGATTCATTTCGCTTGTTAGCGTGCTTCCTGCTACTCCCGTTGCCATTACTTACCCTTCTTTTTACTCATGCGTGCTACAGCAGCGTTGTCCACAAGGTTGGGATACTTCCGACCCGCAGCCTTTGCACGAGCCTTGGCAGCAGCCTTCTGTGCAGAAGTCAGTTTTGTAGATGTACCCTTTGGATTCTTCTTGTCCCAAAATGCTTTACCTTTCACCATTTCACCTTATCTGCCCAATACGCTGCAGACATTTTTCCTTTCGCAATGTTCTTGGCATGACGAGCCTTAAATGATTTTTGTCTTGCGGTTGGTTGTCTGTCACCAGTTACACCTTGTTGACCAAAGCGAATAGTTTTAACTTGGCTACCTTCTTTGGCTACAACAACATGTGATTTGGTTGGATGACTTGGTGTGCGCTTTGGTTTATTAAAACCAGATACACCTGCTCTAGCGAGTCTTGAGTCCTTCTTGCTTGCCATATTCCCCATGCTTTCCTAATACTGCTTTGACTGTTCCATCTTTACGCAGTATTACTATCATGCCATTTTTAATTTGAACCTTGTTAAAACCGTGGTGGACTTTTCTTTGCCCCGATGACATTATTTCTTTTTCTTTTTAGCCATCTTTGCTTCGCTCATAGCGATTGCTACGGCTTGCTTACGCTTAGTTACTTTTGAGCCTGCGCTTGACTTTAGAGTCCCACGCTTGTACTCGCCCATAACCTTTTCAACTTTTTTCATTGCAGTTTTCTTTTTCATCATAGACCGTACTCCTCATCATTATCTTCCATATCCTTGTATGATGTACCCATTGGCACTTCACCGAGTCTTTGGATTGGCTTGTTGTACATTGCTACATTTGGTGCCTTTGGTGTTTCAGTAGGTGTTCTTCCACCAACTCCATAAGGCGTTACTGTTCCAAAACAGTTACACTCAATACACATTATTTCCTCCTTTGGGATATAACTTTTATATCTCCACCGACACTTATGTTGTATTCGGCAGAAATCTTGATTGCTCTACGCGCTGCAAACTCAGCGCTTTTTATAGAGGTTTTACTAAAACCTGTTGCTAGTGCACCAAGGGCTAAGTTGCCACCACTACCAACAGCATATAAACCACGGTCATCTCTTGACCACAGGTAATCATGGTCTACTTCATAGATGGTTCCGTTTAAACATATCAAAGCATCAAAGCCTGCATCTTTATCATCTTTGCTGGCACCGTGGTAGCCATTGTCTGACATTACTTCTCTTAGAGAAGGCAGTACTTTGTTCTGCATAAAATCATCTATATGCATTGACTTAACTAACTTAGGTGGATTCCACATAAAGTTTGCTATATTGCCAGCGATTGCATCTCCAGCAAAAGCAATTATGTAGTCGCCTTTTCTAACAACCTTGTCTTGTCCCTTGGCGTAATAAGGTTTATCATCGTAGGTTGTCATAGAATCTGCAGCAATTAGCGCCCAATCTTTGCCCTGTATACCTACAATGGCTGTCATTATTACCCCTTAAAACTCCTCGTACTTGCATCAAATGCTTTACCAGCCTGCTCGGAAATCTGAACAGCCTCGTTAACTTTTTTCATTGAGGTTCCAGCAGGTTGAATACCTTGCGCTCTAGCGCTTCTATATGCCTCAAGTTCTTTATCCCACTTACGAGTTGATACTCTTAGGTTAGAGTTAGCATCACCAGCAGATACTTGCAGTGTTCCAACCTTGCAGCCGAAACAACCTTCTACGAACTCTGGGTGCTTTTGTTGTCTGTGTAAACTCATGCTGTTGTTATGTATGCTCCGTAGCCTTGTGCTACTAAAGCATCTCTCGTTGCTTGGTTAATAAGATTAATTGTTCCACCCATATAAAACTCCTCAGCACTCAGTATTTGAGTCTGGCTTGGATACCTATAGGAAGAGTATACACCGTTTAAACGAAGCACAGTAATACCACGAGGCAGTTTATAGCGGTCAAACAATGGTGGTCCACCCGCAGGTGTTTCCTCTATTGTTGGTGTGGTGAAGTAATAGTTTGTCATAGTCCTCCTAATGGACTCACCATCAGGCAGAATTGCTTCTGCCCGACAGTCAATCAACTAGAGAGCAGCGATTGTAGAACCAGTTTCAATGCGATATAGAGCCTCTTCGCGGTAGCGGTTCCATCCAAGGACACCGTACCAACCGATTGGGCGGAAACGCATCAACTTATCTGTGATAGGTCCGATAACAACATTTGGCTCTTGAGCAACTGCTTCAGCCAATGCTTGCTTACCGCAAACAAGTGTGCTGAATACGCGAGTTACTGGAGTTACTGTTACAACAGTTGTTGCTGTAACTGCAGCAGTGTTTGCTGTGTCTACAGTAATTGTTGTTGTTGAACCTGATGTTGAGATTGCAGTAATCTTGGCACTTGAAGCGATACCTGTTCCTGAAATCTTGTCGCCAACCTCAGCGCGAGTTGCGATAACTGCAGACGAAGCAACACCAAAGGTGAAGCCTGCTGAAGTACCTGCAACAGTTACTGCTGTTGTGGCAAGAGCGGTCTGGTCTGCGCCTGACTTAGCAGAGTACATACGAGGGTTTTCAATGAAGAAAGCACCTTCGTAAGTTCCGATGGAACCTGCGAACAAGTTTCCAAGGGATGCATCTGTGTGTGCGTGAGTATCACGCCAGCCGACAGAACCTGATTCTGCACGGAGGTCGTGTGATACTTCTGGGTGAATACCTACCCAGTATAGGCTTCCTGCACGAGGAACAGCCTTGTTTGAACGCAACTTAGCAACAACCTTACGGATTGATGCTGAGTCAATGTCATCTGAAGCAGTGATTGTTGCTGTGCTTGTGCGTGTTCCACCGTAAACAACATTGGTTCCTTGGCGTAGTGTGTTTTGCGCTACGATGTCAAGTGAGTCAGCCATGTTGTAAGCGATGATGTCTGCAACAGCAGGGTCAACATCAGATAGTGAGAACAACTGTAGTTTGCGTGTTACAAGTGAAGCGTTACCGTATTCGTTAAGAGTAACTGAAACGGTATCAACATCACTTAGTGCAACTGCATCTGGGTCAGTTGTTTCTCCGAGTGTAGAAGTAGCAGCAGCCAAATCGTTGTAAAGTGAGAATACAACGGATGACCCTGGCATAGCCTGTTGTACAGGCTTCTTATCGGCTACAGCACGAATCATTGGCTGTGCACGAAGAGCAAATTCCACATAACGGTCATAAGCGGTCTTTACTAGACCACCTAGAGCCGATACATCGGTATATGCATTAGGCATTAGGGTTCACCTCCTGGTGAATTGGTTGATATTAAATGGATTAATTTAAACCAAGGAGTATGTCTAAGTCCTCTTTAGATTTAGCAGAAGCAATCTTTGCAAAAGCATCTTCGTCAATATCTGGCGGAGTGCCAGTTGCGACCATGTTATTGATTCTTGCTTGCGCTTTAATCTCTGGACTTTTTTCTGCAGGCTTTTCTTCAGTTGGGGCTTGGATTCCAAATACATCACCGTATTCATTTACCCAATTATTAATAGCCTCTTCAGAGGTATCAATATCTTGTGGTATAAATGCAGCAATCTTTGGGTTTAATCCCTTAGCCTGTAGTACATCCTTGACAGTACGCTGACGAGTCTGAGTCTTAAGACCTGCCAACTCCTGTTCTAGTTCTTTTGCACGCTTTTCAAGTGTGCGGTTGACTTTGCGGAGTTGACCAACAACATCAGTTGTTGTGTCGTTATCTTCATCGTCATCGTAGTAATTGGTAGCCATCTACCTTCTCCCTTTTCTGTTAGTTGTATTCGCAATCCTCGTATAAGTTCGGGGAAACTATTACGGCTATTGCTACCAGACTTTTACGCCCCCCTGGGCTGGTTGGTCAGGGTGGGGATTCTTATATGCTTACTTGAGATGCAAGACTTGAACCAGTTACTCCACCACGGGAGCGGAAGCGGGAAACTTCACGCTGCGCTCTTTGTTGTGAAGCAAGTAAAGCCTCTGTGCTGCCTTCAAGGACTACATCAAGTGCTTCTTGTTCATTGTATGTCATGCCTTCAATTTGGCTTAAGCGTTGTTGTTCTTTACGCAGTAAGCCTGCTTGCTCAATCTTTGTTTTCATTTGAGCCTCGGTCAATTTTGCATAAGGTTCAGTAGCAACAATGTTCTCTGCAGAAGCAGCACTGATGCCAGGCATATTAAATCCAGCAGCACGACCTAGACCTACAAAGGTTGCAGCCTTAGCCTGCTTTTGAATTAATGATAAAGCCTTGTCTGCATCAAGAACATAGGCTGTTAAATCACCTTCACCTACAGCATAAAAATCTAATAGTTGTTGCTTAACCTCTGGATTAAGACTACGAGCCAAATCTTGACCTACCTGTAGGCGGTCTTGATATTCCTTGGCTGATACTTGCTTAGCAATTAAATTACCAAAATCTTCTGGTCCATCATAAAAACCTTTTGGTAAGTCAAAAAATCTAGCAGTTTGCATCATTGCGTTTTCAATTCTTGTGTATTCATCCTCGCTAATAACGCGACCTGATTTACGCAAAGGGTCCATACCAGGAAAGCGAGTTTTATATGCGGGTTGGTCATAAAGACCAAGCAGAATCATTTCTTCTGAAGTGTCTTTTAGAATCTCTGCATCAATATAAGAAGCAAGTCCTTGCAAGTTGTAACTTGCTAACATGGCAGTTAACTTATCTTTAGCCTTAGTACGAGTAGCAATAATTGCCGCTTCTTTTTCGGCTGCTGCTTGTTTTGTCAAGGCATCGTATTTAGCCTGTTGGGTAGCAAGTGCATCTGTTACAGCCTTTTGAACATCGGCTTGAGTAACTAACCCACCACCAGCACTTGGAGTTCCAGCAGGTCCACCAGTCCCACTTAAGGGTGTAGCACCACCGCCTGTAGAACCACCAATTCCAAACTGTCCATACTGGGAGGATATTCTTCTAGTAGCCTCATCTCTTGGAACACCTTGAGATATTAGTTCTTCAATTTGTTTTGTTTGTAAGATTCTAGCCATAGATGGTGTATCAATAGTTCCATCTGATTTGGTTACTGACTTATATTCTGCAGCACTTAATTGTCCAGATATAGGTGTGTCGTTAAAATAACCTTGAGCGTTAATACCACCACGAGATTCAATATACTCTTTGGTATAACCAATCGCCATTGCTTCTTTTTCTTTTGCAGCAGTGCGTTGGGTACCAGTAATAGTTAAACCCGATATTGGAGAAACCATACCTACGCTTAACGCAGCAGGTGGTTTAGCCGTTCCTATATTTATGGCATCTTTATAGGTAACGCCATTAATAGTAACATCTCCTCTAGTCGCACCAAAAAATGGGTCGTTAGTAGCAGGTGCACTTTTAGGTAATTCCTGAAAAGCACCACCTGCTTGACCAAATGGAGTACCAGTATTAACAGTTTTACTTGCAGCAGAATCTGAGATGCCACGCATGGCTCTAATTTTATCGCGTTCGTCAACCATTATTTTATGTACTGCATCCTTCTAAGCATGTTTGCTCCTAGTCCTTCATAGGTACGGGTAGCGTTTTCTGTGTACTGCCAACGCTCATCTTGCTTAATAAGTTTTTCTGCATCCCATGCAGGGCGTTGCACAACCTTGCCAGTCTTTTCATCTACTACTGTAAAGATTTTTCCATCTTTCCATAAAGGGTCAGTCCAATCTAAACTGTCCTCATCTACTTCAAGTAAGTCAGCCCACTTCTTACGCTGTAGTGAAGTGACATCCCAAAGGGTGCGACCAGCAGCAAAGTCATCTGAAAAGAACGGATAGAGTAAAGCCTGTTGGTCAGCAATTTCTTTTTTAATTGCCTCTGGTGTTGTTTTAACTCTCAAACCTTGAGGTGTTACTGTTCCAATAAGTCTGTTTAAATAATTATTGGCAGTTGTTTGACTTACATCTACACCCATTAGTTTACCATAAGAGCGTATGTCATCTATCTTAGATTGATATAATCCACCGCTTGCTTTTGAAACCATGCTGGCATTGCCAATAATTGTGTTTTCAATGTATTCTGCATCCCAACCATTTAGGAAAGATGTTTCAGCAAGACCGCTTAAATAATCAGCAACCGTAGGGTCAGAGGCGTTAATACCCATACCATTGGCAATACCAGATACAGTAACCTTGTACTGATTTATTTTATCTTGGTACCACTTTTCGCCATACTTTTGTCTACCTACAAGATTGGCAGCAACTGTTGGACCCTTGCTTAGATACCAGTCACTGCTGGTAATCATATCTGCAATGGCATCTGCGTTGTAAATAAACTCACCAGTTGTTGGGTTTCTTACAGCATCATAGATAGCCTTTAACTGTGGCTCGTTCTTAAGTAGGTTAACAATCCATGTTGCTACTGGAGGATTTTTAGTAGGAGTATTAGTTGGTTGTGCTTGACCAAATGGTGTTCCAATAAAAGGATTTGCAGGAAAGCCAGGTGTGCCAGCCATTTCCATCATACTTTGTTCTTCACCCCTACGGAAAGAACCTGGATTAAAATTCTGGTTAGGTGTAGCCATTAGCCTCTAACTCCTAACGCTTTTTCTAAGGCAGAACCGAACACATTGTTGGTTTGCATTTCTGCATATAGTGGGTCTTTTTGAGCACGCTTCTTAACAAGCGCTGCAGCCTCAGCCTCACCAAATCCTGGAGTTGTAACTGTAACTCTTTTACCACCAACAGATTTAGTTTCTGTTTTAGTAGGAGCCTTAAGTTGCTTTTCTTTAATTAACTTAGCAAATTCATCTGCTTGAGTATCATCAACAATACGACCAGTGTAGGCTTCTATACCTTGTTTAAACAAAGCCTTAGAGTTTTCTTCTTTCATTAATTGAACCTGGTATGAAGGTCCACCAGTACCGCCACCCCATAGACCGCGTTGTATATTTAATAAATCATAAGGACTAAGTTTTTGTCCTAAACGGTTAGCGTTTATGGACTCTTGACCCCACGCTTCCCATTGTTTCTGTAGTTCAGGCAGTCCAGCATCTGCGGTAACCACACCAGCATCTACAAGAGTTTTTTTCCACTTGTTTAATTCTGTTGCATCGGCAAGAGGAAATTGTTGTTTCCACTCTGTTAGCGATATTATACCACTGGTTTCTCTTGCGGTAGGTTTTCTACGGCGTACTCTACTGGTATCAATTTCTCCACCGATATACACACCAGTTGTGCCCATGTTTGAAGTAATGTTATTACCAAAAATTGCCGAAGCATTAAAGTTGGGGTTTTTTAAAATCTGTTGTCCTGCTGAAGTAGATAGTAGGCTTTGGACATCAATGCCACTTGCTTCCATTTGAGCAAATTGTAATTGGCTATTTAATGTTGCTTGTTCTTGAAGTGATTGTTCTTGAGCAGCAGTTTGTTCTTCATCGTTACCAAAAAGGTTTTCTATAATGTTATATCCAGTTGCAAGGGCAGCAGCACCAAAGACTCTTTTAGGTGTAATTATCTTACGCTTTTTAACTCCCTCTTCGCCTGCCTCTGCTGTAGCCTTTGTTGCTTTGCGGGCAGTAACAGCCTTGGCTAAACCTTTAGCAGCCTGGACTCCCTTAAGAGCACCAGCGCCAATGCCAGCCAATCCAACGCCACCAAGAATTTCAGTAACGCCACGCTCGCGGAACATGCTCAATTTTTCTGGGTCGTCAAGGTCGCTTAATAAGTTTTCTAATTCACCCTGTGAAAGCATATCCCTGTAGTTAGGGTATTTTTCTTTGATAAGTTCTAATTTTTGTTTTTCGGTCATATTCCTATCCCAAGGTCACAGGGTCATTTTGTAAAAAGCGATTAAAGAAATCTTCAAACTCTGGCGAACCTGATTTTAATTGATAGATTACTGAGTTCCAGTAGCCATCTAAATCAGCGTTATCTTCGGCAGCAAGTGTGGATGCTGCACCATAAGACTTGCGAGTTTGTAACTCACGGGCTACTTGTCCTCTTGCCTGTAGGTAGATAGCCATTGCTTGTACTACCTGACGATTACCATTATCTGACATCCACTTTGGATTAGATAGCATGCTACGCATAGCCTGCATCCTATAAATCCACTTGCCTCTATCTACATTGAGATAGTCAGCCTGCCAGTCTGGGTTGCGTTGTGATAAATCTGTAACCATTAACTGCTTAAGAGCCTGTAATTCTTCAGCACCTGATTCGCTATATGATTGATAACCCTGTGCCTGTAATTGTGAATCCAATAAATTCATATTCTTACGGAACTCAATCCAACCAACTTTGATATTAGCATCACGCTTAAGTTGTGCAGGGTCGCGCCGTTCACGGAATTTATCTGTTGAACCAGGAACTGGGGCATTTCCATATTGCCATGCATATACAGCCTCAGAGAAGTCATACTTACCATCTGGGTCATTAACCAAGAAGCCAATCATTTCAGGTGCTGTTTGACCAATCTGGCTTACTAAGTCACCATACTTCTTGATGTTACCAAATGCCTTTTGTGATGCTTGAGCACCTGTTGGGTTAAATGAAGAACTAACCAAGGCTGGACCCATTTCAGGGTACATTTCAAGGAACAACACTTCAGCATCTCTACCATAAACATCCTGTAACTTACGGAATTGTTGTGAGTAGAAACTTAGTGGTGAGTCATATTGAGCAGCAAATGGCATTACAAGGTTAGACAAAATACGAACCTTATAGAAGTCATTAGTTAACTTAGATACTTCCTCTAGGCTAGGCATGCTTTCACGCTCACCAAGGTTGTACTTAATTAACTCATAGCGATAAACCGTATTAAATGTACGGCTCCAAAGTTCATCTTGTCCTGCAAGAGATGCAAGTTTCTGTGCTGCTGGTGGTAGCAGTTGGCGCAGTACGCCTTCTTGTGTACCAAAAGGTAGCACTGGAAGAACTGAAGATGTAAATATATCTTCTAAGTCTGGCTTTGCTTTAACCAATTCATTGACTGGCATAACCACTAAAGGACCAAAACCTGCTAGATATTCACCTTGGAATAGAACATCAAGGCTTCGTACTGGGATAGATACTTGTGTACCAGTGGCACGGATAGCATCAGCCATACCCCTACCCCATACTGGAATCTTTTCAATAGCGCTTATTGCGCCCTCAGACATAGGTACAACAATCTTGTTGTCGTAAGAAAACTCGTTTGTTGGATTACCTTCAGCATCAATAACATTTGGTTGGTTGCGAAGTGATGAAACTATTTGTCCAGCACGAGCAACAACTGCAGGGTTTTCTGTGGCAAGTCCACTCCAACGGCGGATAGTGTTTTCCCATGCGTTAAAGAAAGGCATGATAAAGCGCATCTTTTCGCCTGCGTAAGACTTACGAATAATTGTAAATAGAGTCTTATTAACTTCCTTGCGGGTGCTTTCAACTACATCCCTGCGTAAATTATTAATCTCATCAACAGTTAATTCAGCCTTAGCATTTCCTGTGTTTAAACGCTTGGTTGATAATGCAACATCAAGTCTGTCTTGATAACCTGAACGATATATTGCTCTAGCCAGTGGGTGACGAGCAAGCGTTGTTTCAGGTAGTGAACCTAGGAAGTAGAACGCTCTATCAATAACCTTGGCAGTTGCATCCATAATGTTACGAGCCTGTGGGCTAGTAGGCACTATACGACCAACAATATCTGGTAATTCTGTTGCGTTTTTAAAGTGATTGCGTAGCCATATTTCAGTTATTTGACCAGCACGGAAAGTTTCTTGCATCTGTGCATCTGGCAGGTAACGATTAAATGCGCTGTATAAATCACCAACAAAATCTTCTGCTTCAATGCTTGCGTTTAAACGCTCTGATGGAACCTTGATACCAGGAACATCAATGTTAAATCTACGGGCATAACCTACATTTTCAGGTTTACGCAACCATTTAACAATTTCTTCTGGGCGTGCACCATTTAGCATCTGTTCAACCAATGGGTCTATACGACCATCTGGAGAGCGGAAAAATGTATTGAGTTGATTAGCCCAACCAGAGTAGTAATCTGGCATGTTAGGTGTTAATACATCTTCAACAAAATTGTTGTGTTCGGCAGCAAAGAACTGTGATGGGTGGTCTACGAATCTACGGTAAGAGTCTGTGTTGTCAGTGCGGTCATATAGTATTTGACCCAACTCACCACGGAAAGCATCATCAATTTCTACCTTGGTGCCATCATAAAGAGTTACAATTCTGCGACCAGTTCCTTGTATTTGTTTAGGAGCACCAATACGGGTTTCTTCAACAACACGAGCATCTAGTTTTACTAATAAATTTTCTAAATTCTTTTTAGAAACAGCCTGCATATCTGCTGCTTCTCTTACAACTTGTGCTAAACCTGCGGTTGGATACTCTCGTTTACTGGAGAGGGATTCGGATAACTCTGCAATGCGTTCTCTAGTGCTCTTTCCGCTAAGAGTCGGGCGAAGTCCTTCCGCTCTTGCGGCGACATTTCCTCTACTGGCTTCGGTGCCTTGACCCAGTGCAAACCTTGCTGTTGCTCCTTCATCGCCTGTTCCTCTCGTTACGATAAATGCATTGTCCCAGTCACCTCTAGCAATAGCAGCCAAATCTGCAACTGACTTTTGGTTTCTTTCTACGCCAAGTTTAACTGCTTGAGCGCGGTCCATAATAACATTAGTTGGCTCAGCCCAGATATGTGGCACGCCATCTATATCTTCAACCCATGTACCAAAGTGGTCTGCTTTACCAAACTTTTCAAGATTCTTTTCAAAGTGTGCTGCTACTGAATCTATCCAACCTTGTGGATTTGCTGAAGCATCTTCTAATTTAAAGGTGTGTGTAGCACCACGAACGGCTACTGAGATACCTTCAACTGGAACATCTCCAGCGAAATCAAATGTACCGCCCTGATTCTTAATAGTACGCTCAATAATACTAAGCATCCGTGGCTCATTACCAAGGATTTGCTGTTGTCTTTTAACAGAATCAAGTCTGCGTTGAGTTAAAGTAACAAATGGACTTTCGCCAAAACCTTCTACCATCTCAGGGTCTACAAGAACCGTAGCCCTACCATTAGCCTTGTTATCAGGCAAGATTACTTTACCAACTCCGTTGGCTCGCATCCAATCAAGAAGTGCTTTTTCTTTGCCTTCCCATGCAGCACGGTTACGAGGCGTTCCTCTTTCAATACCAAGAACATTTTTTAATTCTGGATAATCAACAAGGTTTAAACGAGGACTGCGTAGGTTTTCTGTACGAAGGTCAACTTCAGTTCCATATACCTTTTGACTAATTACTGCACCCTGATTGCCAGGCTTACGGATTCTAAACTCAGCAGTTGTAAGTAACTTTTGAGATACTGTATTTGGGTCAATAGTTGTCCAGCGACCTGTTTGTGGATTTAATACTTCTACAACATTTCCATTGTTTACAGTATTAATAAAACCTTCACGCATATCAGCACCAATGGTTTGCATTGATGGTGATGGCTTACGGGCTGGCTGTCTAATAAGTTCGCCAGTTTCACGATTAATTAAATTCTTAGGCTGTGGGTAAGCGCGACCAGATAAACGCTTGTATATTTCAGAGGCAGATATGCGAGGCATACCAGCATCTGCATACTGTTCTGCAGTATCTTGGCTAAACGACATAGCCAATGGTCTGTTTTTATCTAATGCTCTAATAGGTGTAGTAGAGCCGTGATATAAATACTGCCCTGAAAGATACTCAGAAAGTTCAAGCAATTCTTTATATTGTGCTTCATTTAACTTGCCTTGTAAGAATAAACGCTCTGCAGCCTGTGCATAAAGACGAGCCTCATTAATAACTTTTTCGGTAGCAAAAATTTCAGATTGAGTTTCTGCAAGACTACGGCGAATCTGAATTGAATCCTCACGCAAACCTTTATTTACAAGTGTTCTATCCGCAAGGCGTTCTATGCCTTGAACACGGTTGTTGTACCAAGACTTAAATCCATCTCGGTTTAAATCACCAAGGGCTAACAAACCGTAGCCTTTACCTAAGATAGATAGCGTTGCTTCGCTAACATTTCGGATTGTGTAGCCAAGGCGTAGAAGTACTGAAGCCTTCCACATATCATTTAAAATACCGCTTACATAGCGCATTGAATCAGGGTCAATAATTTCACCCTTGCGACCAATACTCTTAAGTACACCTTTGTTTGCCTGTAGAACACGGACATAGTTTTCTAGGTCTACCATAGGTAGTGCGTTAGCACCTTGGCGCTCTAAGTAAGGAATCTTAAGAATAACATCGTCATTAGTCATTAAGAACTTACGGTCACGAATAGTATCTAATGCAGTTTGACGGCGTGACTTGTATTGATTCCAGATAAATAAACCTTGTTCGTCAGTTAATCCAAGACTTCTATTAACTGCACTAATTGCTAAATCTTCAAAAGAAACTGCTACAGTTGAGCGTAGTTCTGGCAAACCACCAGCACGCAAGTAGGCTCTTGTATGTTCGTCAATAATTGGTTGTGCTATATCGCCACCAACTAAACGGCGAAGTTGCTCACCAAATGCTGTCATTTCACTAAAAGAATCAGAGTCGTTAAAGTTAACATACCCTGCTGGCTTTTCTTGGAAAGTGTCGCCAATCTTTTTAATACCAAAGTTTACAACTGCAATAAGTGGATGATACTTAGTTGGTTGTATAACTCCAACGGTTGGAAACTTAGTAGGCTTGTCTATACCTTTAACTCTTGCTGCTTTGCTTTCAGCACGGCTAATAGCCAACTTTTCAAATACTGGCTTACCAAATGTACGCTTACTTAAGTCCGCAGGCTTGTCGTTAAATGAACGAATCATGCGGTAATAAGGGTCAGCCTCTACTTGTTTAACTAACTCAGTGGCTGTATCTAACTTATCAACATCATCTGTAATACCATTAGTTGGTACATTGTTTAAAACTTTTTTATCTAAATCTGTTGTGTCATTAATTTTATCAAGAACAAACGCTAAGTCACGGCGCTTAGCAATAAGACGAGCAGCAGCAGAACCAATCTCTTTGCTTGTACCAAGACGGGCTGTAGCAACAAGAGTATCTGCAACATCATCTACTGTCTTTGCTTCGCCAAGCATATATGCCAAGGTGTCGGCATCATTAGATTGCTGAACCATTGGATGATTGCGGATAGCAACTCTATCTGACTTAGCAAACCAAGATAGCGTGTTGTAAAGTTCTCCGCCTTCTTCACGACCCTCGTTAATTGTTCTAGCCAAAGTCTGTGGAGATATGACTTTAACGGAGCGTAAACTCTTAGGCATTAAAAAGTCTTTAAGTAATCTGTTTGCATTTGTATCTTCTGCACCAAGTGGGCGAGTTACAACTGCTTTACGAGCAAGACCTGCAGCCTTACCCAATTTACCTAGTGGGTCAGTTACTGTTGTAAAGAAAGTATCGTAGGCACCACTAAGACTTTTAGCGCCCCAATCCTCATCAAATGTTTTACGGTCATTAGGGTCAAATATATTAAAATCACCAGCAGCAAGTTCGTCTGGACCCAAGATACCGAAAGACCATTTAGACTGTAAATAAGATAACGCTTGTCCTGGAGATATTTCTTCACGATTTTCCCAAGACTTCTTTACATCACCAGTACCAAGTGTTGTTAATGCTGCTGATAATGGTTGGCGCAAGAAGCGACCACCAGTTTCATAAGAAATCATTGCTGCTGGCAACAAGACTTTATCTACTGCAGCGCCTATTGGCTTGCGAATTGGATAAGTTGTTGCCTGTAGTGTTGTTCTAAAAGCGTTACCTGCAAAGTTAAACGCATCTCCTACCCAACTTTTATCATTGGAGGACACAGAAGAAAGGTCAAACAACATTGTCGGTAAGCCGATTTCATTGGCAAACCCATTACCTTGCAGTTTCTGTGCTGCGTTTCCAAGTAGGTCGCTAAAACTCATAGTACGCTTTTTAGATACCTTACATAATTACGGAAAGAATTAGATGTGCTTGGCAGTTCTGCCATTATTGACAGGTATGGAAGCGCTTGGCGCATACGGTCAGCATCTTCACCCATTGCAGTTTGGTCTGTGGCATACATGCCTTCAAGACCAGTTGTTGCTCCAGTAAGAATATCTTCTTGTGGGCGAGTTGTAGGTGCAGTTAGTGGCACTAAATCTGTTTGTCCAGTTGTACGAAATGCACGATTACCTGAAGGTGATTGTCTTAGGGCAGGGTTTTGTCCTGACATTGGGGCACTTGTTTGCATGTCATAAAAATCTTGTGCGTTATCTATACCTGCAGCGTATCTTGCTGGTTGTCCATTAGTTCCAGCACCGCCTGTTGCGGACACCTGAAAGTTTTCGTCTTTTGCTTTCGCCATCTTTCCTCCCACCTAAGTTCGGATATTTAAAATTATGAGCAGTTTTGAAACTTACTCAGGTTTATTAATTACTTGCTGCGTGAACCGCGAGTTCCGCTTGGATTGCTTGAGAAATATGTCTTGCCGCCTTTTGATGATGCTTTCTTTGCCATCATTGGCTTCTGCATTGGAGCCTTACCTGCTGAACCTTGGTTCTTAGGCTTCTTTCCTCCTGCTATGGATTTCTTCATGTGTCACCTCCTTATGCAACTGGTAGTCGTCTTACGAGGGAAGCCTGAAGATTAGGTTCACCTCTTTGTGTCAAACTTGCTAAAAGCGATTGAACATCTGGGCGACCACCTGGAGAGATTTGTCCTGGAGCCACACCTTGCATACGACCAGTTTCACTTAGTCCCATTGGAAGTTGCCCGCCACCTGGGGGGACCGCACCCGACTGCCCAAGCATGTCAGGACTTACACCTTCAGGGGTCATCATCGCACCAGGTGGGGGATTCTGTGGTTGGAACGCCTCAGATACTGCTTGCTCAATAGGCGTACCCTTTTGGCGTTGATTAATGACAGTTGATAATTTGTACAAAATGTCTGAAGGATTTTGTCCTTGAGATGCAAGTGCTGGAATTGCTTGTGCATAGGAAGCAATAGCCTGCTTCATTGCATCGCGCAAATCTTCTGTATCAACTTTCTCTTCTTCTTGTGTTGCGTTAAATGAAAATGGCATTTGACGGCGTAGAAAGTCACGAGATATAAGTTTATCTCCGCGAGCCTGTAAGCCGAACACTAATGCACGGTTTGGGTCAAGCCCTGCCATAAGTCCATATTGAACATCTACTGTGTAGTCTTTATCAATATCACGGCTTGGCTTGTATTTAATTGCGTATGGAACACCATTGCGTACACCGCGTAGATTCTTTTCCATATCGCCAAAAACTTTTTCGTCTACCTTAAGTGCAAGTCCAATTAACTCAACAAAGGAACGAGCAAACATTGCGTGGGCTGTTTTGATTTGTGTATCAAATCCACCCATAAGAGCCTGTACGCCACGACCTGTAACGATTGAAGAATCAATGTTTCCTGTGCGTGACTCAGGGTAACGGCTTCCTAAACGAAGTTCTCCTTCAAGTACTTGCTGTTGAGCAAAAGCACCTGGTGGTATATCAATAGATAATCTACGAACATCTGAAGGTCGTTCAGTTCTAATAACGGCATCTGGTCCAAGGGCAATCTCGCTTACATCTCTAGGGGCTACGAGTGGTGCTTGAACTGCTTTGGTAGCAGCCTCAAGCGAAAGTAGTGCGTAACGAGCCTTAGCAACTTGAATTGCCAATACATCGTCAAACTGTCCTCTTGATTCAGAGTCAAGTGATGGTCGCTGAATTACACGAATAAGAACTTCACCAATGGGATTTGGTGCCCTATCTATGACTATGTTGTTTCTTTGAGGAACAAATAGAATATCCTGGTCTTTGTCATGATAACGAATAATTTCCAACATTGAGTTGGTTGAATCTTTATCATATAGAAGATGGGCATATTCTGGGTATGAAGCCATTAAGTCAGCCAGAGGCTTTTTAATTCTTTGATACATACCATGGACTTTGCCAAAGCGGTCAATGATTGGATAGCAACCATAAGAATCTAAGAAGCGGATTCTTGGCATGTTGTTATCTAGGTCAACCTCAACCTGTGCTGGTACAAAACCATAAGATACATAACGGTCAGCAGCAGTAAACATCTGGGTTTGGATGTCAGAAAAGTCAATAATTCCATTTACAATTTCTTCGCGCTTGTCTGCCTTCTTGCGTTCTTTTTCTGACACCATAGTTGGTGAGTTGCAGTTGAAAGCAGGAAGGGGTGCGATAACTTCTGACAAATCTCGTGCTGCAATGTCCACCATGTTTGCAACAATAGGGTTTTCAAATGGACCGTCTGGAAACAAATCTGGGAACACATCACGCATACGACCCTTGCGTACAAGAAGGATTTGCTCCATGCGAGTATCGCGGTCAGCAAAGGCTTGCTTATAGCGTTCGTAATTCGTCTTAATTTCGTCTAGGGAAAGTGGCACGCCTAGTCCTATTCTATGAGTATATGTCGTCTAGTTGTAAAGTGATTTGTCGGTTACGGTCATAACGAGTATGGAACATGCTTAGGCTGTTATGTGTACGGGCAAATGTTGAAGCGTTTGCTACCCTGTCACGGCAACCAAGTTCGGCGAACCAAAATGCCATTACGGTATCTGTCTTTTGACTTTTCGGCGCATCTGGATACCAGGTTACTAATTGCTCAATGAGCGCTTTAATTCCTTCAGAAGCATGGGTTGATGGGAACTCAATTAATGCGTTGTCATCTTCCCAACCGTGAAATAATGTCGTCAGGGATGCAACCCCGAAATCAGTATCCCATTTGTTTTGACCTGTATGATGTTCTCGTAGTATTGCACCCCTGGACGAAAGGTATTCTCGTACCTCACGGTCCTGAGTTAACATTGTTTGAAAAGCATTTTTTTCAACTCGCCACTCAGAAATCTGATAATCGTCAGTCCAGTTTTTAATTAATTCTCGTATTGCATCTGGCTTCATGCCAGCAACATTGGATACATCTAACAGGTATCTCTTTTGTGTAGATATATCTAAACCTAAACATACGGCTGCGGTATGACCTGAGCCTGCAGGGTCTAGTCCTGCAACCACAATTAATCCATCCATACCGTTTGGTCTTACACCAGCCTTGCCCTTTGGTATGCGACCAACATTGCGAGCACCATTAATAATTCCTTTAATAGCCTCGGATGGAAATGCTGAATCTTCGTGGACTTGTTGTTGCTGATAAACCATTGCCCATAAGTTTGGAGATAGTCTTGCCCTGCGTTTGTGGAGAGCCTGTCCATCCCACTTGCGGTACAACCCATCAGCATCGGGAGAACCAATACCTGATATGGGGGCTATGTTAGTTTTTGCCCATAGCGTTACCCATTTGTCTGGGTCCTCATTAAATTCTAATACTGCAGGTTGTGCAAAGTAAGTCCATGGGGAAGTTTCATCAGGGTAGCGCATAGGGTCGCGTAGTTCTGAATATAAATCTCTTGGTCTTAGGCGAGTGCCAATAATTAAAAGTTTGCCCCCGTTGTCGTCAATACGGGACATAACTTCAGATTGAATCCAGTCAATTTGTTTTTCATATTCATGGGCATTGGTGTTATCAACACAGTCATCCATGATAATCAAATCTGCACGAGCACCGTAGATATGACCCCGTACACCAATAGCCTGCACGGTAGGGTCCTTTTCACCTGAGTCACGAGCCTCGGATGATAAGTAAATTAAGTCCTGCTTCCATGAATCAGAATTCTTTTCAAATCCCCCTGGAGGTCCAAAGGTAAGTTGTAGGTCCTGATACTTAGGATGTGTTAGTCTGTTCTTTATGGAGAGCAGGAACTTTTGCGCCATAGCCTGTGTCTTAGACACAATCATGATTCTGATATTTGGGTTTTGGCAAATCCGATAGACAGCATAGTTGACCGTAATAGTCGTAGACTTTGCATGCTCTGGTGGAGTATTAACAATTAATAAATCTTGAGCACCCTCTTCATAGGTTATGGCAGGGTGTAGGTCTTTGGGTTCTCTACTTTCCAGTAGGTCAATCCAGTGTTCTTGATGTTTGAAAACTTTGGTACCTAGATACTTTTCTGAGAATTCGGGGAAGGGTGGTACTTCCCCTCTTACATTACCTATCTCACCTCTTGCGGTCATAGACCGCACCTTGTCTACAGCCAAAGCGAAACTAGGGTCTACCTTTCGGTAGTACTCGTAGGTCTTAACACTTCTACCTACGGCATCCATAGCCTTTTGGGTAGAGTAACCCTGCATTAAAAAATCAATAACTTGCTTTTTGATAGCATCGCTTTTATGCGAAGCAGAGGTTACGCGCTTTCTTTCCATAGGTTCTCCAAGGCGGACTGTAGGGAGCCTTGGGCTTAACTTCTAACCGAAGGGCGAAGTCTAAACGAAGCCCGAAGGTTAGGGCTAATACTAGGCAACAACCCTACGGGTTGTAGTTACTGTTCGGAGGCTCCGATAATTTTGCCTCCTCACTTATACTATAGGTGTCCAGAAGGTCCTTAGCGGACACTTCTGGGCATGTGATTTATGACACACATATAATAAATCAATAAAACCGCAGGTCAGAGCCACATTTATGGGGGGCGAGGACTAGCAAAGTTATGTAAGTAGATACATACACACACACGCTCAGTGTTTTTAAAAACCCTGGGGTGCAGATTTTGCACCTCGCTCTGCACCTTGCAAAGTGTTTAAACAAAACTGCATGCAATTAGCAAAACAAAACTAGGGAGAGGCAGTGCTAGGGCGCGGTGAGGCACTGACTCTGCAATCAGTAAGCCCGCGCCCCCCCCATGCATCAATCACACCTGCAAAGTGAGCAAGTGTTTAAACAAGTTACTTGCCAGTAACCTTCTAAAGTCAGTTGTTTAATATCACTTTAGAGCATGCAAGTTTTTATCAATGGCTAAAAGCAGTATAAATCAATGGTTTTAGCGTGTTACTGGTGAGTAGTGTTTTTATATGGCGTTTAAACTGCTCATGATTCCAGTGGCTAAATCAATCAATGGCTAATCATCAAAGTGCCCTAAAGTCAGTTAAAATCAATGGTTTTAGAGGGTTGTTGAATTTTGTTTAAACATCTGATTCAATTCTCCTACTATCAAAACTGGTTGATAGTGACCGACTGGAAAGGTTCAACCCAATGACTGCAACTGATGCAGACACAAAGGCAAAGCAATCAACACGCCTTCGCAAAGTTATCTGCTTAACTGATAACTACATCGCGAGAATTTCTCGCTCAACAATCATCACCTTCGGCACCCCAATCTGCCCTCGGTGCAATCAATCAATGACTGAGCAGGTTCGCTAATGACTACCTTCGGCATGGAATTTGAGGTTCAAGGCGTATCAGTGCAAAAGGCTCACCGCGTTTTAAATGAAGGCGGAATTAACTGCGA